CATCTGGAGATAAGTTAAAGGCAGGTTCATTTGGTATTAGTCAGAAAGGTAAAGAACAAGCAGCAATGAATAAAGGTGAAGCAGCTGCTAAAAAAACTAATATCCCTTCAGGTGATAAGTTAAAAGCAGGTTCATTTGGTATTAGTAAGAAAGGTAAGGATCAAGCAGCAGCGAACAAAGCAGAGGTAGCAAAGAAGAAAGAATCAAATACAGTTCCTTCAGGTTCATTTGGTATTAGTCAAAAAGGTAAGGAGCAAGCAGCAGCAAATAAAGCAGAAGTATCAAAGAAAAAACCAGTATCTGGTGATACTTCATCTATGAATGTTTCTTCTACAAAAAAAATTACTCAGGGAACAGGTGGAGGAACTGAGGGTCTTACAAAATCAGCAGGTTCATTAGACAAGAATAAGTTAAAAGCAGAAAAACTTAAACGGGAAGCTGCTAAGAGAAATGCTATGGAAAAAGAATTTGAAATTCCTGAAAGTAAGCAATATGATGCTTATGATTTAGTTCTTGAGTATTTGCTATCTTCAGAACAAGTTGCTACAATTGAAGAAGCAAACTATGTGATGACTGAGATGGATGCAGAAACAATTCAAAGCATTGTCGAGGAGCAAAAAAAAAATTTTAATGAAGGATTAGCAGGTATGGCAGTGAAAACTGGTCTTGCCATTGCTGGTGGTGTTCTTGCTAAAAAAGGTCTTGACAAAGCAAAGAAAGGATTTGATAATTTTCTAAACAATCAAAGAGGTAAAGGTTTCGGTGGAAACAAAAGAGTTGATGATACCAGAAAAGGTTCTGGAGATAATAAAGTAGGAGAGAAAATTTATTACGGTAAGTAATTATGAAACCCATTATTAATCGTGCTGACATCATCGGTGGTCTAAAGTCAGTTAAACTTGCAAAACAGAATCCTCAGAACTATCTACCCAAGGAATGTCCTATGGGACAGGTAAGGGGGATGGTACGAGTATTGAAGAACAACGTGCTCGAATTCCTGATGCAAAACCAAAACAAATTAATTTAATATCTGATGCTTTAAAGAAAGAGTTAAAAGATATTATTAATGAAGTATTAGATGAAAGAGAGTTAGAAAAGAAGTTAAATGGTCCTTATGATTTTCCTGATGATTTATTATAGTGAATGATCCTGATACTAAATTAAAAGATTTAATTCATATTGAAAGAGGTGCAATAGCATCAGACTTATGCGATTACATCATAAAAGATATTCAAACAAGGCAGTGGGAAAAACATTCTTGGTATTCTAATGGTGAATATCACTCTGAAGAAACGAAAGAACTCGATGTTCAACATATCACTTCAGATCTTCAATCATCATTACTACCAGTAATGAATCATGTTGCATCTTCATATGTAAAAAAATATTCGTATAAACAGACTTATCGTACACAAACTATAATGTCCATGTATTCTCCTGTACGATTTAATCGATACAGTGATGGTCAAATCATGAGACAGCATCATGATCATATTCATTCACTTTTCGATGGAGAAGCTAAAGGTATACCTGTTTTGAGTTTTATATTAAACTTTAATGATGATTATGAAGGAGCAGATTTATATTTTTGGAATGATTATAAGATTCCACTAGGTAAAGGAGATGTTGTAATTTTTCCATCTTTATTCCTTTTCCCGCACGGAGTTACAGAGATAAAAAAAGGAGTGAGATATTCTGGTGTTGCTTGGTCATGGTAATCTAACATTTAGTATAAAATTACACTAAAATTTTATAAATAAAGTGCCTTAAGGTACTATATGCTATCCAAATACGACAAACTATCAATCCATCGAAATCCATTCAGAGAATACTCCAAACCAATCCAATTTACATACAACAAATCTAAATATGCACAACTAAGAATTTACTTTCAATGTGAAAGTGAATATTTTAAAAACAAACTTAAGAACGGGTAACTGACCTCTTTACTAATACCTCTCCTTCTATGACCCGTTCGATGTTAGAACCACTATTTAATAGAACGTCGTAGAAATATTTACCTGCTTTTAAAGTATTTGTAATAGATTCACCCATCGTGATTCTTATCTTTCCAGTAGCTCTGTTAGTGAATGAAAGAGAAAATGCTGCTGCTACGGTAGATGATTGATATTTTTTTATTTTTGCACAACCAGTATAACCTGTTAAATCGAGAGCACTATTAGTATTACCGTCCTCTAACATAAAAGTTTGCTCAAAGTCGGTACCAGTATGAATCGTTAGGTTATTACTAAAAACTGCCATTATCTTTTATTTTTATTTATTAAAAGCATCCTGTAGATATACCTGAACGAACTAACGCTGTACCTTCTACACCAATAAGTTTTCCACCGCTAGGACGAGTTAACATTACATCATATACATGTCTACCAGGTTTAATTGTAGATGTGATAGAACTTGCGATTGACATATTGATCTCACCTTCTAATGGACTTGTAATTGTAACTGCTATTCCTACAAATTTTGTGCTGTCTGGATGTTTTCTAAGTTGTGATGCAATGGTAAATCCAGATAGATCAACGACACCAGAACCATCTGCACTTAGTAAATTGAGATTCTGACTGAAATCTTCACCAGAGTTAATTATTAAATTTTTAACGTAAACAGTCATCTATATAATCGTTTATTGATATTTATGGATATATACTTATGAACGTCTTATAATATGATTACTGTTTTGGAAGTCGATTATGAAAACCCTTGGATGTATGAAGGTCGTCCTTTTACCTCTAATGATATTTGTGATTACTACGGATTCGTCTATTGCATCACAAACACCATTACAGGACAAAAGTATATTGGAAGGAAGTACTTCGTGCAGAAGCGAAAACCAAAAGGAGGAAAGCGTAGAGTTACAAGTGAGTCAGACTGGAAACGATACTATGGAAGCTCTGACGAACTTAAACGAGACATTAAAGAAAATGGTAAAGATTCTTTCAAAAGAGAAATCCTCTCCCTCCATACAACCCTCGGAAAAGTAAATTATGAAGAAACAAAACAGTTATTTCTACATAATGTATTAATGGAATCGCTTGACGACGGGACACCAATGTACTATAATAGCAACATACTTGGACGCTACATGCGTAAAGATTATGGACAGTTTCACGAAAACTCTTAGAACTACATATGATTGGTCAATAGATCGAATGAATGATTTATGTACAGATGGTAATGAAGAACAATTAAAAGATGCAGTTTCAATAAGACAAGAATTTGCAGAGTGGTTAATAAGAGAAAATAAAGAAGTCCATCACGATATTGTTTCTCTTGAATATATGGGAGAAGGAAGTGAGTTTGACTAAACTTTGGAGAATTTGGAAATATGCACTCGGATCATTCTCAGACGAAAGAACAAAAAAATATGACAATCACGTTGTTGTGGTACGGTCTTTTATATTTTTCAGCTATCTTATCACTAACTTCTTTATTATTAGTGGAGTGATTAGACACTGGTAGTCTTTCTGAGAAATTGTCTATATAATTTGTTGAGTAAATAGAATTATGTTACAGAAAATTGTAAATGGAATCGCTATCGCAAGTGGTATTGTATCTATCACCGTTGTTGGTGCTGTTGGGGTTGTATATCTCAATAAGGATGCGATTATCGATAACGTCAAAGGCAAAGTAATGGAAGCAGTCACCGATAAACTTGGTGGTCTTGGAGATTTAGGGGGTATAAGTGGAGGAGGTTTAGGTTTACCATCACCATCAACTCCAGCACCTGAAGCATCTGCATCACCTATACCATTAGGTTTTTAGGGATTAATTGTCTATATATAATATAGATATAGTGATCCCATGGCTGAACCAAAGAAAGAAGATGTAAAACCTAAAGGTCCTTTAGGTAAACTAAAAGAGGCAGTGGACGATAAAGAGGAGCAGATGGCAATCCTGAGTACTTTCGTGAGACTTGGGATTCTAATCTGGGCAGGTGGAATATTAACTCTTAATTATGTTACTTTTCCTGGTTTTGCAAAACAGGATAAGATTGATCCAACTTTTATAGCTTCAGTTTTTACAGGGGTGCTAGCCACTTTTGGTGTTGAAGCGGGTAAAAATAAAGGTAAGTCTTCTTCTAGTAGTGGGGGAGCAAACATATCAAAGAAAGATATGGAGATATTAATCGAGAAAGCAGCAAATACAGCACCAGCACAAACAATCAGAATTGAGCAAGCACCTATGGTTCTCGCTCCTTCAGTACCACCTAAGAAAGGATAATGGAAAAGCAAGTGAAATGGGGTAAATGGTTCGCCTTGGGATTAGGAGGACTTATTGGTTTATCTCACATTGGTATGATAGGTTCTTTATCAAATCGTCAAAGCAAATTACCAACTATCAATTTACCAGTTGGTCCTTATACATCATATAAAGCAGATGTTAGTCATAATGGGTATTACATAGAATATAAAGCAAATGATCCAAAAGTAATGCGTGTGGAAAGGGATAGTAACACCAAGGGTGGCTTTCTTGGATTGGCTAATAACAAAGTTAAAGTCGTTGAGCAATACACGATGGACGGTGCAGTACACAGTAAATCAACCACAGTTACAGAAGGAAACAAAAAATCAGAAGCCTGTATCAAAGCAATCGGAGGAGCAGAAAACACAGGAAGACTCGTGGGTTCCAGCGTTGGTGCTAGTGTTGCTCCTAGCGTCGCTAATATTCCCATTATTGGTTGGGTTGCTGCTGGTTGGGTAACAATGTTCAGTGGAAATCAAGGTGCAGAAATAGGTGGTAACATGGCAGAAGATTTGAATAAGAACTGCTAGTTGTCAATATAAATTATTATGGTAGAATATAACTATGGAAACACATAGAAAAACTTTGCTGCATCTTTTAAAAGAAAGAGCATACAAACATGGACAGTTTACTTTATCATCTGGTAAAGAGTCAGAGCATTATATAAACTGCAAACCAGTTACATTATCTTGTGAAGGTAATGCATTATGTTCTCATTTGATGATTGAACATATAGAGGATGAATCCGTAGCAGTTGGTGGACTTACACTTGGTGCTGACCCATTAGTTTGTGGTATTGCACAGAAAGCATATTACTCAGGTAAGCACATAGATGCTCTGATTGTCAGGAAAAATCCAAAAGGATATGGTACAAAAGAAGTAATTGAAGGTAATAAACCACCTAAAGGTTCAGTTGTCACAGTATTAGAAGATGTAACTACAACTGGTAGTAGTGCAATCAAAGCTGTAAATGTTTTAAGAGAAGCAGGTTATATTGTAAATCGTGTTATTGCAATCGTAGATAGACAAGAGAATCATAAAGTATGGGATAATAATGAAATCGAATTTATTTCAATATTTAAACTCGAAGATATTATTAAGTAAAGTTTACTTGTCAACTAAATCTTAGTTGCTATAATATACATATAGAAAAGATTTAGTAAAATGATTTTTGGTTCAAATCCATCCGTAT